AGACCCATTAATTCAACCATGCCAATAACATCTCTAGTCATTAAGTATCCAGCAAGTGTATCACCTTGTCCTGTAACACCAATAGCATTAGGAGCTAAAGCATCAGCCAAGTTGTTTGAGCGTAATATGATTGTATCACCAATACGGAATACATTACCATCAGAGATACTACCATTGTCACCAGCATTGAAATCACGATTAACTGCTTTTTGAGAAAGCAATAGATTGTAATAATTAGTATTGTTTGTAACAAAATATCTTTGTTCACCAATTTGGTCTTTACCATCTAAGATAGCTAAACCAGCAAAGATAGCATCAACGATTGCATCACCTTTAGCTTCACTTGTAGAACCAGTAGTAATCAGTGTTTCAAATACAGCACCATACGCATACTGAGTATCAGTTGAAGCGGCGGTTGTAGCTAAGTCCAGCTCAACAAGGATTCTACGGTCTAAGAAGTTAGCCATACTTGAACCATTCTGACCAGTAATCATAGAACGGATATTGTAGTGAGCCATTTTTTCTTCGTAGTTATCTAATTGCTTACGCACAAAGATTGGTCTTTCAGTAAGAATAGTTCTTTCTGTAACAACCATTTGAGATGATAGAGTTCTTTGATTCACACCAAGAGCATGAACATTAACTACACCAGTTGTTTCTGGTAAACCAGTTGTTGCATTAATAGCATTTTCTTCACCACGACCATTTACGATAAATTGAGCAGATTTTCCACTCTGAATTGTTTGCTTAGTAATAAGCTCCATAAAAACATTCTTTCTCTCGAAAGAGGCAAGCGTTTCAGCATATACCATTAATGCCAAACCTGATTTTGTTGTAACTGTTGCCATAATAGACACCTTTTAAAATAAATTTTTATGATTTTTCTTTGCTAGAATAAGCTTAGGTGTCTGCATTTGAGGACGTGTTGGGCTTCAACATATCAGGTTAAGTTATCTCTGAGAGATAAAATCTTAACCTAATGATATGAAAAAAATAGGGTGTTTGTCAAGTCCTAGCTAAATTTTGATGCTTTTAGCTTATCTTGGACTTTTTCTGTATAGGCTCTATTTTGACCATATCTCTTGTCTGCAACATCAGCCAGATAGTCTGTTTGAGAGGCATAGCCAGCACCATGAGATATGTTTTGACTACCAGTAATTCTTTTACCTATATTACTAGATTGACCAACAGAAGCATCATATTGAGCTTTGATACCTTTATATATTGGAATTATCTGAGCATAGTTCATAGTCTGCATTGATTCTAATAGTGCATCATCTACATTGCCATCTTCAGCCCATGCTTTAATATCATCATACTGTTCTTGACCGCCAGCAATCTCCATAACACTATTTGTAAAACTAATTTTCTGGGTATTTAAACCATCAAGATAATTATCTACAATAGCATTTGGGATACCAGCTTTTTCAAGAGAATCATACATTTCTGTAGTGATAGCACCAGTATCATTAAAAGAAGTTTCTAATTCAGACCACAACTTAGCTGGAATAGCCTCTTTGGCTTCTTCCTCTTTTTTGTTATCTTCTTCTTTCTTCTCTTCTTTGACATACTTCTTATCTTTTGACTCTTCTTTTTTACCAGAAAACTCTTTTCGTAACTCTACATAATGTTGCTCAAGAGCATCTTCACTCATACCATCAATAACATATTGAGGTAATGTAGATTTCAATTCTGTGATACCAGCTTTTAGGTCATCAACAGTCTTGTATTTTTCAGCAAACAGTTTATCTCCACCACTCTCTTTGTCAGATGGAAGTTTATTTTTTTCTTCTTCTTCATCATCTATAATCGGAATAACACCATTGGCTTCATCAATAATCTTCTGAGCATCCTTATCTAAAGTTCCTTCGATTTCTTTATTGCCACCTAAATCTTTTCCATCTTCACCGTGTTCTTCTCTGAACACTCTATCAAATCTATTTAATAACATAACAGTCCTTTTTCATTTATGGTAAGTCTTTCGTAAATAGTGTGGCTGAAAGTAGAAAGACTAATAAAGACTCCCAGCCAGCAGTTCTACTTTGCTGGTTTTGTAGGCAATCCATCAACTAATACTTGTAACTTCTTAACACCAAGTCTGCTATTATATGCAACACCAGCATCATCCAGAATACCTCTTAATCTTTTAAGAACTTCTTCCTTAGATTCAGTCTTATCAGCTTTACCAGTAACCACTGGTACTTCAGTTTTAAGTACTTCATTTTTATCTCCACCTATACTTAGGTTTGTTGCATCTTTTGATGCTACTACTTCTGTTTCACTAACACCTACTTCAAATATGACATTCATAGTCTTTCCTTTTTTTTATACTGGAACTTCTGCATTTTGAACAATAGCTTTTCCTGCTTCACCAGAAGCACTATTTGCTACACCATCAATCATTGTAGAAGTCTTTTCATTAACCGCATTTTGGGCAACTTGAGTTTGACTAAGTAAGAAATTCTTACTAGCAACTCCCGAGGTCGATATTATAGCAGAAGTTATTGCTGGAACATTCAACTCTTCTGTAACTTTTTTTGAACCTACTAATTGAGCCAATGCTTCAAGCTCCATTATAAGAGAATTAATCTTAGACAGTTCTACATTTCTACCAAGTGCTTCAACACCAGCAGTAATAATTATATCTACATCTTTACCACCATCTATCTTGAGAGTTTTCATAGCACTTTCAACTATTGGTAGTTGTATATCTTCTGCAATAGCAGTGTAGATACCACCAAACGAAGCTTCCAACTCACTAGCAACTAATTGTACTTCATGTGCAGTAACTCTTTCAGCATCTCTGATAGAAGCACTACCCATTAAGAAAGCTTCAGCTAACTCTTTCTTGTAATCTTGTACCAATGAATATGTCTGTCTTAGGTCTGCATCCTTACCTACCCTAACAACTGTAATATCAGATTCATGACCCACAATAGCTTTACCATTCTTGGCTTTAACAAAGTCTTTATACTTAGTCATACCATTAGGATTAACCATAAATACGGTCTTTGAAGAAACTACAGCACTTTCATTGAGAACTTTTAATTGTTTCTCTAAAGCAATAAGTGTTCCAAGATGTTCTTCTACGAATCCTCTACCATAATCTTCACCATCAACTTTGTTCCATCTAATAGAGATATATGAATCAGATAGTTTTTTTATATCAGTTTCAGTACCAGCGATAGTGAGTTCAGCTATTTCTTGATAACGCTTATACATACCCTCTTCAAGATATACTCTCGTATATAAATCTATTGGCTCATCTTTAGCTTTCTCATCAATAGAAGACTGTATTTCTTCTGGTACTGCATCATAATCAAGAGTTTCTTTGATAATCAAATCTAAAATATTTCCTGATGCATCTCTTTTAACTACATAACTACGGACATTGAATACTCTGAATGTTTCATCATCCATCTTCTCAATAAGACAATCACCTGTAACCATAGCATATCTTAATGATGGATATAGTTTACCTCTGAACTTAGACTTATTAATATATCTAAGAATACCCTCTTCTTTTTCAGCCAACATTCTTTCTATTTCTAACTTTGCATCCGCATTACCTTTGGATAAAGCTTCCATAGCTTCTTGGGTTGCACTAAGTCTATAGAATGGTTGTGCTGGGGGAAGAATAGATAAAGCAAATTTACCAACTAAGTGATTAACTAATTTAGCTCCATACCCTTGAGCATAGCCTCTGTTTAAGTCATCTTGTGATGTAGCACTCTCCTCCATAAATAAATATGGAATTGTAGTCTTTGCACAAAGTTCTGCTCTATCAAGTGTGGGTGTTCTGTCTTTATGAAGTTCATCAAATCTACCTTTGGCTGTAATATCTAATGCTGGCATGACTTATACCTTTAAACCAGTCGAAGCTGTATCGGCAAGTGGTAATTTTAAAGCAGACTTTCCAGTCTTAGTCTTTTTCTTTTTATCTTCATCATCACCAATCTCAACACTAGCTTCTTCAACAGGTGCAGTTGGTGCAATCAACGGTTGTTTCTCAGGCTCTTTAGCTTTACCGCCTTTATGAGCTTCATCAACTCTTAATCCATCAATAAGAGGAATTCTTTTTAAGTGCATCATTTGTTATCCTTTATGCTAACTTTAGATATGAGCCTATCAGTTTCCCTTTTGACTTCATCTAATTCAAATTCATAGGTAGTATATATTTTTTTACCATTGAGCCTACCAACAAACTTTTCAGAACCACTACCATCAGCTATATAATGTTCAAGTGGATAACCCAATTCAAGACAAATCTTTCCTGCTTGGATACTAACTAAATGCATAGCCCTACTTCTTCTATGACTTTTTTCTATAAATAAAAATGCATTACCAACTGTAGGTTCTCTCAGGCTATAATAATTATTTACTACAAAGCTGGTAAAACCTACATATTCTTCTGTATCATCAATTACTAAATAAATAGCATAGTGACAATTAATAAAAGAATCTACATCAACAATGGTCATGGAGTTAGGATATACTTCTTTTTGGAATTTAACTAACGCAGATAAAAGATAATCTACTTCTTCATTGGAGTCTTTATTCAGCAATATCAATTTCACTATCATCCTCCTCATCATCTTTTTCAATTTCAACTGGTGGATTTACTTCTGTAGCTATTTGATTAAGCATCTCAAGCTTACCAGCTATTTTACCACGCTCATAGTCAGTTACATCTGGCATAACCAGTTGTTTTATGATACTGGCTGAGTACATCTTTTCCATCATTTCATCTAATACAACATCTACAAGTCTTTCTTTTTCCATAGTCATCTCCTAAACAAGATGTGATATAATACCATATGTTTATACCGTATTTCAATACCCCAGACAATTATCACAAGTTTAAAAGAGACTTATTAATAGCAAATGGATACTGTATGAATTGCAGTAAACCACTAACCCACAGGCATATTCTATGCTTTAGCTGTAGAGTTCGAAAGCTATATGTAAAAGGTCTTGAAGATAAAAGAGTAAAAATAGGTCAAGTTGGAAGAAACACAACCAACTATCAACAATATCTACACTGGTCTTTCTTCAAATGTAATGTACATGTAAACTATAGAGGTATAAAAGAAGATAGAATTAAAGCAAAAGTATCAGATAAAGCTATAGAAGTGGCTACGCTAAAGCTCCACAGAGCTTTATCATGCCACAAATACACTTGGCTAGGAAAAAAATACCTGAATAACAACCATAATAGAGAAATATATTCAAAAGTAGAGAATGTTCGCAATATACAAAAGAGATTAGTCTACAATTTACTTCTATATTACATCTCATATCACATAGAAAACAATCCTGAGTTCAAAACATTTGTACATTTTCAAGCAAGTATGCTGAACAACCTATTAATAAATGTAGAAAATACTCATATAAGAGTAAATAGACCTAAAGATTTCAAGTATTTTGACCAAAAGAGAAATATAAATAAAGCTAAATACTGGTATTGGCTATTTACTGAAGTAGATAATATAATGAAACCATTAATGAATGAAGTAATAGGAAGTATTTATGACTAGAATGATATGCCATCTTGAAGCTATAGACCTACTAACAGATAGAACTGTATATATAATTGAAGATATGTCAGCAGATGGATACATCTACGATACAGCCAGTGACCTGACAGCAACGCTTACTGCATACAATAATAGCATTTACAATCAAGGTTATAAAGCTATAGATGTATATAAGGTAGAAGATTATTATACTGGTAAAGTTATATTTGATGATTATGGATGAGACTGAAGGATTCGAACCTTCGACATACAGGCTCAAAACCTGTCGTTCTACCAACTGAACTAAATCTCAATGTATTTGGTGTCAAGGGTAGGACTCGAACCTACAAAGAGATAATTCTATCTCTGGGCAATCACATCATGCCTGCGTCTACCAATTTCGCCACCTCGTCACATTATATATGGTTTTCCTCTAGGCATTAGGTTGTATAACCATATCTTTTTCAAGTCCTAATAGAGTAAACCAATAAACCCTCATTCATATATATTTATCTAGTATCCCAATCTGAACCCTCTGTAGCTTCATCTGGATTAATCTTTGGAGTATCTGACATCTTATATCCTTTTTCAACAGTATATCAGAATTAAATAATCAATGTTGGCACACTTCTTGCTTACATATATATCTGTTACAAATAGTTACATATTTAACGAATTACATCAATTCATAGTTGGAACGATTCTTGCGTCTCTTGACAAGCTTTTTATTTGAGTTATACTTAGACATCTCATAATACCCCTCATATTATGTAACTACCTCCTAAGTAATACACAACTAATACCCTTTCAGTCGTTGAGCTTACAGCTCACTCCATCAAAGTTAAACACAACAATACATTAAGCTATAATTAATAAGTTAAAAAATGGGTCAAATATAAATAAAGTATATATAAGGTTAGTTTAAGCACTTCTATTTTGGGTCATATATCTCTATAGTATAGTTAAGGTAATATTAAGAAACCTAATTTAGGGTTATGTATGTTTGTAGTATATATATTGAATCTTAAGAACTGAATTACCCCCATAGGGTCTATATAAGTATCTCTATATTGGATAAAATCTACTAATTAACATACATATAAATACATACATAGTGATTAGAGTTAATTTAAGGGTAGTAGAAGAGATAGTTATGTGAATTAGGTATAAATGTATAGATATGACTATTTGTGACTTAATTAAACCTCTAATACATTATACAAATAAAGGATATATTATGAAATACAAAATAAAAAACTACATAATAAATGCAACTAAACTATACTTCAAACCTCTCAAATCTAAATGGTTGTGGATTATAGTCATACCATTAAGCATAATATTAACTATACTAGAGGATAACTAATGTGGAAATGTAATATATGTGGTCAATCAAATCATATCAATCATCATTATTGTAAATGGTGTTTTAGTGAAAAGGAGTAAATTATGCTAATCGAATTCAATCCAAAAATATCATACTCAATCATTAATGAGAATATATGTACTTTATATGTTAAACCTAACCATTCACTCAATGATATATTAATGTGTAAAAGATATGTTAGAGACAAACACAATAAATATATGTATTTTCGTGAAACTATAAGTATAAGGAAATAATATGTATTACACAAACAACTTAGAAGAATCTTTCTTGACTAATGGTTCTACAATGCTTACAATTATAGCTATTTGTATATGTGTGATGTGTATTATTTATTATTTTGTAGATGATAAAGAATTTCTTTAAAAGCTAATCTCGCTTTACGCTTAAATCTTTGCAAGCAAAGGATAACGCTTCAATCAAGGCTACAAGAGAATCTATTTGCTTCCGATACTTCGTATCTCGCAATATACTTATTTTCTTCACAAAATAAGAGTAATATCGCTCTGTAGAGCAAGAAACTATATCCACATTGTTTTACTATTGTGTCTAAGCGTATTCGCCAGCTCATACTACAGCATTAGACATCAATGTAAAAAGCAATTCAAATGGTTGAATTAAACATCCAACTAGCACATAACAAAAGGTCACTAAGCACTATCTATATGAAAAATCATATGATTAATCTATTTCATTCAACAAATCAAAGATTCAGAAGTGAAATATATAAATACATAAGTTTTTCTATATCATCTAATACGTAGGAATTTTGGCAATAGTAAAGATGAAGTGCATAAACCACTTCGTTATTTATAACTTCACGCTAAACGCTTAACTTGACTATTACTAAAATGAAATCTTTTGTTACCTGTTCTTTGTTATATAAAACCAACACAAGGAATAAATATGTATGGATATTATGATGAAACTAATGAAACACCTACTGTTAAATTAGCACAAGACTAAAACTACTAAATATGTGTAATCTGAAAAGACTACTAACTAAACCAAATATAAAGGACATAAAATGAAATTCAACAAAAAAGCTATAGTAGCAGGACAAGAAGAAGCGAAAACAAGTAACTTTAATACAGACTTGTTTAAAAGTGATAGAGAAACATTAGAGCAATTTGACAAAAGTGCTTATAGTGAGTTTTGGCTAATCGGTGCAGACCACAAACACGATATCGGAGAGCATGATAAATTAGTTGAAACAGTTGCTTGTATAGGTCACGAAAATGATTTCTACCTAGTTACAGCAACATCAAGTTCATTCAATGGCGAAACACAAGTTAGCTATACAGAACAACCAATTACATTAAAAGGTCTTAATTACTTCACTAAAGACGCTGATATTGACTTAACAGACACATATAATAACTTGCTTGCAAGTATGGAATATGATTTAACTATTGATGATATTAAAACTTTAGGCGAACTTAATACAGAGTACAATGTAATTACTCTAAAATTCAAAGATGAAAGTGCAAATATGCATTATCTAACAGTAAATGCAAAAGACCAACTATCTAGCATTACAGTTAAACAAAGTGCAAGAGAAGTTAAAACTAACAACTCAACCATAACAAGTGCATTTGCGTAGGAGATAAAGGTCGCAAGACCTTTTCTTCGTAGCAATACTAAACTAATCTAAATTTATATCGGGTTCGTGGTTTCTGTTCCCTCAAGAGGACTGGCTTGCATGATTAGCCTTTGAAAATAGCCTATCGTAAAAAAGCAAACTTGCACATATAAGTGTATAGGATTATAAAAGTTATAAAGGATAATGGAATGAAACCAAGACCCATACCGCCATAGCAACCAGGCAAATTAATAAAAATTCTAAATTATATACTCTAAATATGTATAGTGCATAGGTCGGTCACAAGAACTAGAAATAGTGTGTTGACATTGAAGCTTCCTATGCACCATAGATACTTAAATGTATATCACTACCAATGAACGAAAAAAAAAGGATTTACTATGTGTAAACTATGTAATACAAATAGACAACCAATAAAAATAGGAATCTTATCATCTAAAAAAACAATTAAATTTTCAAATATAGTAAAAGAATATACTAATGAACTTCCTTGCAGAAATTGCAGAAATGCTTTTATGGAAATAAGAACAAAAAAGAAATATGCTGATGAATGGATATTGAAAAGATTACAAGCTTCATACATTGCAATGAAAGGAACATCAAGTGAATATACAAGAGCATATTCGAGAGTAAGAAAATTTGAAAATAGAGAAATGCAGGCAATAAGAACATATGAACAAATGGAAAACTGCATACAGAAATCAACAAATCATTCAACAAATCACATAACTTATAGAGTAGTGGTAAGAAGAAAAAAAGAAACATACTGTAAAGACTTACCAACACTAGAAGAAGCAAGACAATTCAGAAACACAATAAAGGAATCATAATGCCAAAATCAAAAACAAACGGTCTAGCAACAGCAAGAGGATTTATCTTTCAAACAATGTTAGATTTAAAAGCAGGTAAAATATCAATAGATGAAGCATTGGTACAAAACAAATTAGCATCACAATTAATGGAAGGTTATAGAATTGAAGTTAAAGCAGTAGAAATAGCTACTTTTGCATCAAAAGGTAAACTTGAATATGAAGATGCAACATTACTATTAAAACAATAAAAGGATATAAAATGAACAGAAGAAGCACAGTATTAACAATGGTTGCAGGAGCAATAGCGTCAGTAAGTAAAACATTTTTACCAACAGTACCAAATTTCAATGAACGCAAAGTAAAATACAACAACTACAAAACTGGTGGTAAACCATTCACTAGAGGTAAAAGAAGTAAATCTCTAAAGACTAGAGCTAACAGAAGAAAAGCTAAAAGATAGATTATGAAAACATTTGAAAACTTAGAATTCAACAAACATCCAGCAACCATACCAGCTGAAACTAAACAAGACCTAATAGCTAAAGGTATGGACAAAGACTCTGATATATTCTCAGAAATGAAACAAGCTAAAATTACATTTGATAATGGAAAATTTATGTCAATCATATTTGGTAAAATGTTTTATTCCAATGGTGTAGATACATATGAAGCTTGGTGTTCAGAAATAGATGATGAACCTAAAGGTTATTTAACTAAAAATGAAGTAACTGAATATATGAAAATAATACAAGAATTATAAGGATACTTAATGAACTCAGATTATAGCTATTGCAAAGGTACTGACTGTAAAAAACAAAAACAATGTAAAAGATTCTTAAGTAATCATATACTACATTTTTTGCCAAGATTATTTATAGAATATACTAGTTGCATTAAATCAAGATTTAGTATGTTTGATAAATTAAAAGATAAATCATGAATAAATTACCTAAAGAATTAACGCCAAAATTGTTAAGTTTAATATTAAACGAAGATATAAGAAAAATTCATATTAAAAATACTAAAATAATAAATGTACCAAAAAACCATATAACTTATGAATATTGGGAAGAATGCTATACTGTATTAGTAGATATTTCAGGAATTTCTTATGGAAATATAAATATAGACACTCTAGGTAGATTATGTAAAGAGTGGTGTTTAAAGCAAGGATATTGTTTAATTTCTGGAAAATCTAAATATAATGGTATAGTACAAAAAAGATATGAATGTACTATTGATTTAAATTTTATTTATGAAGATGATGGAGAATTTATTTCTGAATCTTGGAATACTTTAAATAATTTTGAACAAAGTGATACAGAACTAGAAGCTATCATAAAAGCAACTTATTGGGTAGCTAAAGAGAAAGGATTATT